TTCACATGGAGAGAAGTTGCAAGAGTTAAAAACTCTGTAAATACAAATCTTTTGATTATGGACGAAGTATTTGATTCATCATTGGATGGATTTGGAACAGAAGAGTTTCTTAAGATTATTAGATTTGTAATCAAGGATGCTAATGTATTTGTGATTTCTCATAAAACTGGATTAGAAGATAAATTTGCAAATGTTGTAAAGTTTGATAAAATAAAAGGGTTTAGTAGAATGATCTAAATAATTTTATACATCCATGGTTAGATTATGAACTACAAACCATATAGTCCTGAATGGCATAGATATAGATATTTGAAGGAAGCAATTGACAAGTACCTTGACGATTACGTTGAAAACGATATTATTATGAATGATATTCTCGACATTGTTTGTACTCGTCAAGAACAAGCACATGCCGAATATCATAGACTTGAAGATCTAGAACTTAAACTGCGGGAATAATATGCTATCTACTCAATACAGACTCCGATTGGAGTTCATCTGTAATAAGATTGCTAACAAGGAAGAAGTCAAACTAGAAGACATGATTTGGGCAGAGAAACTTGCTAAATCTCATACAACTGCTAGAGACTGGTTAAACAAGGCAAGGCGTCAAGCAGCACATGACATTGAAGAGGGTACTATGGATGATTTTATGAATAAGATGGGATTAGGAGACCCCGACCCATCTAATTACAAAACGGGGTTTGATGGTGCAGATGAAATTGTAGATTGGTTCAAGCAAGATAAACCTGATGACTGGCGTCAGAGGGATTGATTATGTTTGACGAGGATTTTAGAAAATTTGCTGTTAAAACTCAACTAGATAATGTCTG